CAAGGAAGTAAAGAAACTAAATGGAAAACTAAAAAAATAACTAACCCACGAAAGGAAAAAGTAATGAAGTACACTTTAGTAAAAAAGTCAAAGTACATAAACCAAGTAGTTAAAGAAGCTGATTCTTTAGATCAGATCTTTAAATACAAAGTAGCCTCAGAGATGATGGAAGACAATCAAGATGGTCAACCTATGGTTCATAAGTTTCATATTATGATCGACATCAATGATGCGTTTAAATATGTAGATGCATCACTTTATGACGACAAAGAAAAACCTTTAGTACTAACTAAAGATATGGAAGTTAAATTAACACCGGAAGGTGTTGATGTGAAAGCTGCATCATGAAGGCTGGATATATAGTTTGCACTAAATGTAAGGGAAACGGATTTTTAAGGATCCCTTACAAAACTGCTCGAGAGGAGGTCACTGTTCAATGTGACCTTTGCAATTCTCAAGGAGAAATTCCAGAAGGTTTAGAAGAAGAGACAACCGATGAAACGGAGAGTATACAATGATCAGAGGAGACAGTGGAGACTATGAGTTACTTAAAAAATGGACTAAAGGATTTGATTGCCAAGGTTTTAAATCCTGTGAGATTGGAGTTCGTGAAGGACTGGGTTCAGCTATTATTATGGATAACGTTATTAATAATTATATCCATATTGGTGTCGATCCTTATGGTAATTTAAAATACCAACACTACGATGACACTGATTCTTATCAATGTGATTACACTAATGAGATGAGAGATCAATTAATCAAGGACATGGATAAATATATTAGGGTCGGACGTTTTGCATTACTCAATGAAACCGAAACTTCATTTATGGATGGTGCTGCTCATCGAGCAAGTCGATATTCTTTTGTTCACTTCGATGGTCCACACATGACTAAAGATGTCATGACGGAATGTATTTGGTTTGCAAATCGTGCAGCACCTATTACTAGGTACGTCTTCGATGATTTTCCTAAATATAATATGCAACTCATTAGAGATGTATTAAAGTTGTATGGCTTTGAGATCATGGACCAAGGACAAAATAAAATTTGTTTGGAGAAGAATGGCTTATAAAGATCCTAATGATCCTAGAAAAACTGACGCTAGAAGAGTACAAAAAGACTATGAATACATGAACACGGAACGTGGGTTTGTAACAATTTCTATTTCAAGAAGATTTAAACCTAGTGTAATAAGGTACGGTGGCCACATAGCACATAAGTCTATGGACAAAAAAGAATTTTGGAGATTGTATATGAATCATATTATTATAATGAAAGAAAAATTTCCAAAAACGGACGGTAGACTTTGTAGATATTGTGAAAAGCCTTTCACGTTTGTAACTAAAAGGGGAACTAGAGGTAAGGGTTATTTAGGTCGTAGTACACAAAATCATAATAACTTCAGTATCGATCGTTGGGACCCGAAACTAACCTATCAAAGCAATAATATTATTTTTTGTTGTGGTGGATGTAATGATAGAAAAAAAAATAGTACTCCGGATGATTGGAAAAATTTTATAAGAGTTGGAAAAGAAGTAAATAATGACTAATAAAAATTACAGAATAGGACAAGAGACGATCATAGAGGATAGTGGTAGATTCTCGGCAGCAATGCCTGAGTTGGTTCGGTTTCTTTTGATCCTGCGATATTTGCCGTTAAACCAACAACTACCACAACAACCTATGAAAGGAATAAATAATGAATGACTATAGAGTAAAAATAACAATAAGAAATGACAGAATATTATCTAAGATAGAGGAATTGGGTTATGTAAGTGTACTGCAGTTTTGTAAACAAAATCAATTACAATACCAACATACTTCAATGATCATTAGTGGTAAAGTAAAACCATTTTTAGAAAAAAGAAAAGAAGGACAATTAACAAATACAGCTAATCAATTATTGCAGGCTTTAGATATGACTGTAGAAGAAGCTTTTACAGAAAAACAATTAAAAGGTTTTGCTAAAAATAGTTATGAAATAAAAGTTAAAGAACAAGAACTTTTACAATTAGTAAATCCTGTTAAAAATCTAGAGATGAAAGTAATAGAAAAAGATATTCAATTTAACTTAGATAAAATTTTTTCAAAGTATCTAAGTCCTAGATATGAAGCAGTTTTACGAATGCGTTATGGTATTGGTATGAATACCGATCATACTCTTGAAGAGACTGGTTTAAAAATACATCCTCAAGCAAGTAGAGAAAGAGTAAGACAAATAGAAAAAGCAGCTATTAGAAAATTACAGCATCCTGAAGTTTTAAGTAAATTAATTAATACTGGTTTTAACGATGTTTTTACTAAAGTAGATTTAAATGAAGATCATTTAAAAAAACAAGAAATGCATCTATTCAACGAAGATTTAAAAAATAAAAAATTAATATTGACTGAAGAAAAAAAATTAAAACTGGCTTAACAGGAAAATAAAATGATTAAATATATCATCTTAATACTATTGCTAAGTGGATGTACTAAAGATCTAGACATAGACCCTATGAGCACAATTTTAAAACACACATATAAATTAATAACAAAAGGAGAAAGCAATGACTGAAACAGCTAAAATAAAATGGAATAAACAGTTTCATTACCCTAAGACTTCAAGACAAATTATAGATGGCAAACGTCATTACATCTTAAAGGAAGAGAAACTACCGAGTGTGACTACTATATTATCGGCTACACAGAGTAAGGAGAAGCAAGCGTCATTGGGCGCCTGGAGGGATAGAATTGGCCATGAAGCTGCGGATAAGATTACTAAGGACGCGGCTCACAGAGGCACTACCATGCACAATATACTTGAGCACTACATGGAGGACAAATTTATCATAGACCTTACTGAGAATGGCTTACAGGCCATGAAAATGGCTAAAATAATCGTGGACCAGGGATTGACCGGTAAAATTGATGAATTATGGTGCAGTGAAGGAACTTTGTTTTATCCTGATATGTATGCCGGTGCAACCGATGGCGCTGGTATCTATGAGGGCAAGGAAGCAATTATAGACTTTAAACAATCAAATAAACCTAAACGTAAAGAATGGATCACGGATTACTATTTACAATTAGCAGCTTATGCAATTGCTCATAACCAAATCTATGGAACTAACATACAGTTTGGAATTATTCTAATGTGTACTAAAGATTTTTTATACCAAGAGTTTCGCGTAGAAGGCGAAGAATTCAAACATTACGCGAACGAATGGTGGACAAGAGTAGGGCAATACTACAAAGAAAAAGAATTACAAAAGATAGTTGACAGAAATGGTTTTTAGTCCTATATTAACCTATAACTAATGAAAGGAATAATATGAAAAATAAATGTGAAGATTGCGAAGGTTTAGGTTATTTTACAGAAGTAGAAGCAAGTGGTATTACAGATCCAAAAGATCCCTACTACTATCCGCATACAGAACGTTGTGATAGTTGTCTTGTTTTTAGCAGTGATGAAGAAGCTGATAATTTTTTAACGGAGAAAAAAAATGACTGAGCAAACTGATAAATTAAAATTAGAGGTAGAGAAAGAGCGAAATACTAAAAAATATACTGTTGATGAGATAAAAGACGCAATTATTGTAGTAACTGACAGAGAACGTACGGCTGACGAGGTTATAGCGGTACTTGAAACAGAACTATAATATGATAAAATAAAAATATGCCTAGAAAAAAGAAAATACTTACTCCTACTCAACTACATAAACAGATAAAAATGGTAATAAAAGATTATACCTATGACGAAGTTAGATCTGGTCTAGAAAATTTTTCTCCAGAAGAATGGTGGGATGTTAGAGAACAACTACGACAAAAGTTACCTGAGATGAATTTTGATAAATTGGATCTATATGATTTTAAACAATTAACTTATCGTATGTATGGTGTAGTACCAGAGTGGGATGTTATACAAACAGTACATTAAAGAAAGGAGTAACATGAGAAAAATAACATTACAAAGAGAAAGAGAAAATACATTTTTTGTGGAGTATAAGTTAAATGGAGGAATAGTTACCTATAATGGAAACACCTCCGAGATAAAAAAAGTATTAGATGAAGATATTGGAAAAAATAAATATATATTAAAATATGACAACAAGTAAAAAAGAGTTTAATGCCAGTTTAAAGAAAGCTAAAGACTGGGATGGTATATCTAGACCTAGTAATGACGCTTATACCGAGTCTTGGAACAGAATCTTTGGTAAAAAAGAAATTGATGAGTTAGCTGAGTCTCATAAACAAAGTAAGTTAAACAAAAAAGAAAGGGAGTAAGTATGAAGGAATTAGTGAAGACAAATAAGAAAAATATGACGATAACATTATATCCAGATTTTATGGGTTATAAAAGAAATGGTTATGAAGTAGATGTAGAAATGCAAGGCCATACTGCATGGGTAAATCATTTAATGAAAAAAACTTGGTACAAAGATAATTATAAACTTCAAGATCAATTTGATAAAAACTGGAGAGAATTAATGGGAAAGTGGAACTAATGAAAAAAAGAGGAAAAACAATGCCACGGGCTAAGTATGCATCTATAGAAAATAGATTTTTAGATGTAAGATTTTCAGGACTTGAAGATGCTATAAATGCTCAGGATAATTCTAAATTAAAAGGTAAAAGAAAAAATATAAAAGATGATTACTTTCAATCTGTTTATGGTGCGACAAGTTTTGATATAAAAAAACATAAGTCTGGGGCACCTTTAAATTATAGAGAAGGTAGAGAACCTTATGATTTTAATGATACCTTAAATAACTATCAAGAAGACGCTTTATATACAGGTCATGCAACTTTACGTATGTACCGACATTATAAAGGTAAAAGATATTATTACTTGATAACTATAGAAGACATACCTGAATACGAGGAAGATAAACAATAAAGAAAAGGAGAAATAAAATGTCGATAAAAAATAGAATAGTGTTTAAAGGTAAGTTGAAAGACTATCCTGGGGCTGAGGCATTGACAGGCAGCACGGCCACAGTAGGGTTGAACACGGACCACGGCAAAGGTGTTACAGTGTGTAAGGCAAAAGATTGTAACAATTCGTTATATGGCTGGACAAGTAGCAAAAACAAGGAATATTGCGTAGATTGTGTCTGAAATAAGGCAGTTTTTTATGTATAGACTTTATTTGCCAGAAAAGTTTTTTTGTTTTTCAATTTCCAAATCGTGGTTACAATGGTTACAATCGGTTTTGAAACACTATTATTCTTTAATACCAACACTAATAGACGATAATTTTGTAACAAAATCGTGTTACAATGTGGTTACAGTGGTTACAAAATACTATTATTGGCTAATACCAACACTTCTAGCAAACCCGTACGCGCGCATAAGAAATGTTTTTTTATAAAAAAGTTGCCTAGAGAAAAAACCTATACGTGATATAGTGAGATTATGAAAAAGAAGAGAACTAAAAACAAAAAAACTATTCCTCTTAACACCAAAGCTTTGGGTAATGATATATCTGCCTATCCATTTGTAGAGATACAATGGTTGGATATTGAAGGCGATGCAGGTTGGAGTAATACTAAAGATTTAAAAAAAGAAGAGTTGCCAGTATGTGTATCAAAAGGTTACTTACTTAGTCAAAGTAAAGGAATCACTAGAATATTTACTGATTATATTTTGAATAAAGATAAGCCTACGTTTGAAACAATTGGTAACACTTGTATAATTCCTACTGCAGTAATACAATCTATTAAGAAAATTACTCTTTAATCTCTTCGGCTTCGACTTCAGCTTCAACAACTTCAGCTTTGCTATCAAAGATAGGTTTGTAATTCTTCAAGGCTTGCTCTAACATTTTGTCCAGTTCGGACTCATCTGCGTTATCTAAATTTTTATGTAGGTGTAAGTTGGTATTGTTTTGAAAACCACCGGCTTTACCTCTAGCTATTTCCATATTACCCGCAGCACTCCAGGCCTTATTGATACGAGCCTCGTCCCTAATCTTACCTAGTTCTGCTAAATGCTTCTCATAAGTAATATCATACTTTTTTATTTTCTCTGCTCTGAGTCTTCCTATGTATTGAGTGACTAGAGGATAGAGTAAAGGATTCTGTAATTTACTAGCGGATACATAAGCTGAATTCTCATCATATCCGGCTTCTACTGCACACTCAGTATTTGTTTTTCTGCCTTCTTCTGAGACAACTAAGTTAGCAAATTTAATTTGTTTTTCTGTAAGTCTTTTTGGTAAACCCATACTTGCAATATAATATATTTTTGGTATATATTCAAGCTACAATGGTTACAGGAAAGATGTTTAGAATGGCGCTGGATAAGTTTTTTAAATCTCCGGTTGCCCAGGAAGCAAGAGTTCAAATCTGTATGCCCGACGGTCAAATGTATGACATCAAAGATATTAAGTTGATGGAAAACAAACTGTTAGGAGTGCGGGAGACTCATAGATTGGTTCTAACTACCTATAAATCCAAATGGAATATGGGTGAAGTTATGAAGAAAATTGATTAGCTTTAATACACCTCACTTAGCTTAAAAAATGATTAAAGGTGAGACTAAATTTTGGCATGAAATTAAAGCGTTCAACATTAAAAATAATTGCGAATTATCATTTACACGCGTGGAAAATAGTGCTGCACTTGGGACTCCTGATCTATTGGTGTATAATAATTCTGGCCACTTTTTCACTATCGAATTAAAGTTAACTAAGGCTAAAAAAATTCGTTTCTCTCCACACCAAATTGGCTTTCATATCCGACATCCACACAATAGTTTCATCATGCAAAAGGCCCTCGGTCCTTTAGCTATAAAACTTTATGAGGGACACCAGATCCAAGATTTAATATCTGGTTCTGCCGAACCTATAGCCACGGGCCTCGAGTCAAGCTTTAAATTTCTAAAAAAAATTTAACGTCCTACAATATCCTAGATCCAAGGTCAACGGACAAAGTGTCGCGGACAGAGAGGAGCATGTGGGCGGGACCCACCCTTATTTTTTTTTTTCACGTGGAACATGGACTTGTGGCCTGTGGACTATGGTGCGTGCTTGTGGGCGGGACCCACCCTTTTTTTCTATTTCTGCTTGAGGGCTGGAGGAATACTTCCAGCCCTCTTGTTCCTGTTTAGGAATTTTGTACACTTGCGGACGTAGGCCTTTGATAGGTCCTTATGATTGCAAATGAAATAATTTAATAAATTATTATGTTTAGATCTAATGCTTGCCATAACTAATATTTTTAATTTTTGGGTTCCAGCATTTTCTACAATCTAAGCATTGCCCGCCCTGCTTTGGCGCCGGGCAGCTGGCTTTTTTTGTAACTACTGTTGAAGTATTGGGCCAGCTTTTAACACGGCCCTGATTAATCATACTTGAAGATAATCTAACAACTAGATTTTTGGGCTTGTCATTTAAATATCTTTTGATCCATGCTTCTTTAGTTGGCATCCAATGTTTAACGGACGGTGAAAACCTACACACTTCAAAAATTTTCATTAAGTGTTCCAGGTCCTGAACATCGCCTGAGTCGTGCCATCTAAAAACCTT